AGGGTGTGCAACTATCGATTTGGGTAGGGGCGCCGTCTTCATTTCGCAAATAATTGATGCTATAGGCGGGCGGTGATGCGGGAAGTTGACCCGGACCCGCAGGCGCGCCATTTAGTGTGTTTGCAATATTCGAAACGATGTCGATGATGGATCCGGGTGGTCGGTATATGCGAAGATGGACAAACACGGGATATGTAGCGACGTTATTCATACAACCGTCGAAAACCGTACTGGTTTCAAATGCGGTGGCGGCGATAGTGGTCAATGCGTCGGACAGCAATAGTTTATTCGAGATAAGGGCAGGCGAATTGTCGGGGGAGAACCCGACATAGACATCGCCGCTCGCAGAAAACACGTTCAAATCGATGAACCGGTATCCTTCCTTAATTCTTTGAATGAGAGCATCTTTCGAAACGTCGGTTCCGTCGTAGGCGCTATTGAACGACGATTTCACGCAATATTCTTTGAGAGGCAGATTCGTCGAATCGGAGTAATCGTTGTCGCATATTGGAACGGTATTTTCACTTCCGGAAGATTCTGGCATTGCGTCGAGATTTTCCCGGTGAAATGAATAGAATTGCCGATAAAAAACGATAAATAGGACGATGATGGATAGAAATAGAAATAAGTGTTTTAATCCCATCTTCAGATCGGGGCAGCAAATATATATTAAAGTGATACACTGATTTGCAAAAAATCCGTGTTATCCGCAATATGCATCCGTCAAAGGCGCGCAGTGCCTGCGTTTCGTAAACTCCTGCATATTTGCGGATTCAACTACGTCGATAAATCGACTCCGCGAATCACTATAAACAACCCGAAGTTTACTGAGGGGCGTTAAAGTGATACACTGATTTGTAAAAAATCCGAAGTTTACTGAGGGGTGTTAAAGTGATACACTGATTTGTAAAAGGAAAAGTTGCGAGACAATAAAGGTAATAGAGATTATATACGAGAGGATTGTATATTGTCCAATAAAAATGGCAGGCGGATTATTGAATTTGACTGCGTTAGGCAGCGCCAACGTTATATTAACCGGCAACCCCACCAAAACATTTTTCAAAGTTGTTTATTCTAAATATACGAATTTCGGGTTGCAAAAATTCCGACTCGACTACGAAGGATCACGCGATCTGCGTCTCGCCACCTCTAGCACATTTCAATTCAAAGTGCAGCGATACGCCGACCTCTTGATGGATACTTATTTGTGTTTGACTTTGCCAGATATATACAGTCCGATTTACCAACCCTGTAAGAAAACCAATTTTAAATGGGCGGGATATGATTTTCGGTGGATCCGCGATTTAGGAACACATATGATCGAAAATATCACCATCACATGCGGTTCGATGTTGCTGCAGTCTTATTCCGGCGCCTACTTATCCGCGATGATCGACCGCGATTTCCCGGAAGACAAAAAACGCGCATTCAATCGCATGACTGGTAATATCGTCGATATCTACGACCCCGCAAATTCAAACAATCGCAGCAATACTTATCCGTCCGCATTCTATTCCGGCGACGGAGTAAACACGGAACCGTCTATACGCGGTCGTAAAATTTACGTGCCAATCAATGCGTGGTTCATGCTCGATAGTCGATGTGCTTTCCCCCTAGTCGCATTACAGTATAATGAAATATATATCAACGTGACCATCCGACCTATACAGGAGTTATTCCAGGTGCGCGACGTGTTCGATTACGACAACTATTTTCCCTATATACAACCCGATTTCACGCAACCTCAGTTCGCGATGTATCGATATTTGCAGCAACCCCCGGGCGTAGATTTAGACTCTTCTCAATATCCGAACCAGGTGACGACATGGAACGCGGATGTACATCTGATTTCCACTTACTGTTTCCTCTCGGAAGAAGAACGCAAAAAGATTGCTTTAGAGGATCAGGTCTACTTGGTGAAAGATGTATTCGAATACAATTTCGAGAATGTGGTCGGCAGCAAAACGGTATCTCTTACGTCGAATGGAATGATCGCCAATTGGATGTGGCGGTTCCAGCGAAACGATGTGAACTTGCGAAACGAATGGAGCAACTATTCGAATTACCCTTATCGCAGTATGCCCAGCAACATCGTACCCGCACCGACCGCAACCACGATTGTTAACAGTCAACTTGTTCCCATTTTAGGACAAGATGGAAAATACTATAACACCGGACCCGCATCGAACCCACCCGAAAACGGCAAAAGAAATGTGACAAATACGGGGTTTTACATAACGGGTCCATACAATCAAGAAAACATCGAAGATATCATGGTGACCATGGGCATTAATCTGAATGGCGCTTATCGCGAAAATGTGTTACCTGCTGAAATATATAATTACGTTGAACCGTATTCGAGGAGCAATGGTTCCGGTACGAGAGGATTGTATTGCTATAATTTTTGCTTGAATACGAGTCCGTTTGAATACCAACCGTCCGGTGCAATGAATTTGTCGCGGTTCAAAGACGTTCATTTAGAGGTGACGACTATAATACCTGCAACCTCTTTACAGAATTCAAACTTTCAGGTGATATGCGATACTTCGGGGAATGCAATTGGTATTAACAAACAGAACTGGCGTCTATATGACTATACGTTTAATATGACGATTTTTGAGGAGAGGTATAACATATTGTCGATCGTTGGCGGAAACGCGGGAATGTTGTATGCCAGATAAATGACCGACGTATCTCCTCTGCTTGTACCCGCTTCGCGGGTACTGAGATCGGAGATAAGCGCGGCATTCCTTTTGCTTAACCCTACTGGTCTTCGAATCCGGGTTCTCGTCTAACCTCGTCTTATGTCGATTCATCTTATCGGATGATGATTTTGCAGGAGGAAATATCTCAAAAATGTAACAACGGATAATAATATACTAAAAATGTCGACAACATGGACAAAAAACGCGAAAGAATCATTCTCGATAGGTGATGCAGTATCAAGCGGTTCTGCTGCATTAGATGGAATTAACCAGAACCCGAATAACACCCACCCCCCTGGCGTTGCCGCATTAGGTGGGATGAATCAGAACCCGAATGGAATCGATACGTCCAAGTCCAATACCAGAGTTGCCGATTATGGTGGCGGCGATTTCGTAGGGAAAGACGTAAACGAACTCATCCTCAATAAAGATATTTCGCTCGACGATATTTCGCGCGAGAAAATACCGATTGACGAAGAAACGATCAAGTCGTTCCTACCGGCGGATACATTGAGTCAACTATCATCGTTATCGTCCTTATTAGAGTTTTTTAAAAAATTCGACAAAAATAAATTAAAGGAGTTGTACGAAAGTATAATCATAGGTATTAAAAATGGAATAAATGGTGTCAAAGGAAATGTAGCGGAAAAAATCGCGAGTTGGTTCCACGACGAGTTTAAATCGCCGGCAGCGAAGAAAGATATTAAGATCCTGTCCGACCAATTTGCATTATGGGTTGCTCTCATTCCCATGTCGTATTTAATGGTGATTAATTGGTGGTACGTAATGGCATATACCAACTTCACCATGGATTTCCGGGATTACATTTGGGAACCTATGTCGTGGTGTATGAGTCCCGCGTTCTATGCATTGGAAAAAATGAATTACGAAATGCTCTCGATACGAATGGATGCAAATGCGAAATTTCCGTTTGTTACGAATTCTGTCGAGTTTATGCGGTCATTATGGCATTGGCGTCCGGTCGTATTTTCCCTATTTCATCTTTCCAGTGTACTCATGTTATTGGCGATTCCGGTGACCGACGTGGCGACGTCGATTATGATAAATGGTGGGTTTGTTGCCACATTAATGACATTATTGGGGATTTATTATTACGCCACGCTGTATTTCAAAGAAAGATGGTATGAACGATTCATTACCGCAGGGACAATATGGGGATTTTTAGGATTGGTTCTCATGTCCATCGGTACATTTCTCTGCATGCTCGGATTCATGATAATATTGCCACCCATCTTTTTGTTATACATTATGTTTTTTTCTTATATGGTGATCGTCGTTTTTAATGGGTTCTGGCCGCCGGCAATTTGGAGTATCTATAACCAGATATTCGACGATCTAAGAGAAGCGCCAGTAGGAGACCCCAACCCAGAATCAAAATGGGGGAAAATGAAAAACCTAGCATTCCAGCAATTCCATGGTCTGTATCTTCTCGCAATGGTCATTGGAATCGTGGTGTTTAATGTAAACCAAGCATTTACCTTTTCCAGTCAGTCGCTCATCGCATTCGCCATCATGGCAAATCTATTCATATTTGCGTTCTGCACACCCAGTGCATTTATAGCATTGAAGGATCTTATCAATATCTGGATAGATACCAGCGGAGATAAAAAGGGTGTTGTGAGTCCAACGGAAACACCAATCAGTCCATCAAAATAATATGTGAGTGTAATATTTATGCAGTGATCAACCGCATAAATATGAAATGTAATGAATATGCAACGCCCCTCCGGGTCTTATTTGTAACCCTAAATCGATATTTCGATATCGGGTTCGGATTTCGGTTTTGCACGGATCTTTTGTTCCCCCGGTGCCGATACAGATTCTTGGGGTTTACTGAGACGCAATATTTGCTGCTGCAACTCCACCAACATTTCTTCCAACTCCTTATTTTTCGTCGTCAATGTCTGTATTTCTTGCTGTTGACTGTTGATTACACTCAGCACTTCTGGTATGGGCATCAATCTAGGTGGTTTTCCTTGTTCTTGCATCATGATACCCGGTTGATTCTGTTGTTGCTGCTGCTGCGCCTCCATCATCATCTTTTTCCGATTTTCCTCGATTTTCTTGGTTTGTTCCAAAACGTCGGGTTTCATCTTCGGGTCGCCGGGTTCATAGGTCGCCAACAGACCTTCGATATCATCTAAAAAGAACTTCTGGATATGAGACTCTTCGGGTTTTCGAATAAAATCCGCGATGGTTTTCGTCGACTCTTTGAAATAATCCGGATGTGGATTCTCCAGCAATTTCTTCTTATCGAACGTATTGTGATTGTGCGAGAACACCAGGATCGTCTTGAGAGGATCCAACTGGACAAAGGGGATGGTGTAGTCTTTCAAAAACGCTTTCTCCTCGGCAAGGGCCGCATGGTCTTCGTATTTCGTATCGTCGAGAAGACGCGACTTGAACGCAAATGTCCCTGCCGTCGCATGATTGGGACCGTATGGACCACACTGGTACATCTTCTGGATATGCTTGAAGTAGATATACATCTCCGATGACCCGGCACAAAGCGCTTCCTTGTTGTTTTGCAGTCGGTCAACTGCATGTTCAATGCGTTCGGGGGGGTAATAGTCGTCGTCGTCCATGTAGACGATGATGCTACCTTTCGCCTTCTTGTGCATGTAATTCCGCTTCTCGCCTAAAGGCATCTTCTTGTCCAACGCGAAATATTGGATGTTCTTGATGCCGGAGGATTTGACGAGGTCTTCTATCTTGTCGGTGCCGTCGTCGACGATGATCCATTCAATGCGGTCCATGGGGTATGTCTGATTCTTGAAACAGTCGAACATGATGGGGATGAATGGACGGCGATTGAATGTCGGCGTGCAGACACTGACGAGAGGTTTGAAGTTTTTGATGGTTTGTTTTGGTTTGTTGTTTTTGCCCATTTTAATAACACGTATACATTGAATGCATATGTGTTGTTTATGTTTTTTAGTGCGACTTTCTTCTTTTCTGAGACTTTGATTTGCGACTTTGCTTCCTCTTGTTTTTGAGACTCTTTCTTCTGCGCTTCCCCCCCTCTACCTTATTTGTACCCTCTACCTTATTTATACCCTCTACCTTATTTATAATATTGTCTGGTAAAACAATTCCAGTTAATGTACCGTTAAGATTTTCGATTGTATAGGAAGATGTTTTGAGATGTTTTTGTATTATTTCGCCCGTAAATATGTTATCGTTTATCTTATATTTTACAGTATCGTTTACATTATATTCTACAGGACCAGACATTCTATAATATAAACTATCTTCTCATATTTCGTCATCCTCTCCATCGTCATCGTCGATTTCGTATTCGTCGTCATCTTCCTCTACGCCTACCAGTTTTTTCGACGCAGCAGTTTCCTTCTTCACATTTTTGTCTAAATACCTGTAAATCCTCTTGATATCCAATTTGCCGATCTTCGTATCTTCGAAAATATTCTCCGCATCATTGAGAAGATCCGCACGATTCAAGAACCCGTTCCCGCCATAATAAATCCGCAATTCCTGGAAAAACGACATCACATCCTTCTTGTCCATATCCAGCGTCTGGCAAAGCATATACAAGAACAATTGGTTGCTGTATTCCGTCGAGTATTTCGTCAGAATCTTGGTGAACCGCACATCATTCATGGCGCGTATTTTCGCGAGTTCGTCCGGGGATCGCCTCTCGAAAAACTCATGAAAAATGAAATTATTATAGAACGTCTTGATGAACGTGCTCATTTCGTTGAATATCCATATTTGACTCTGGAACGTGATGCGGTCAATATAATCTGCAAAACAAATATTGTCGATCAGTTTCAAATAAATCGGTAGCGCCTCTTGTTGCGGTAGAATCGAAACGCGGTCGGCAAGATTCTCATGCCACAAGAGCGCGACCGTCGTCCGGTCATTGTCGTTCATAAAATCCGCGTGCTGATCAATCGTCAATTTCTTGTCGAACAATTGTTTTGCGATTTTACCGTAATCTTCGTTGTAGAATTTCGCGCGAAAAATATGCTGGATATTATTGCTGGTAAGAATCTCCGGTTTCTTCTCGCTCAACCGCACCAAGAATTCGACTTTGCGAATGTCGCCCTGTGCGTACTGGACCATTTGTTCGAGAAGCAACCCTGTTTGTACACTCGGTATCAATCGCGTTAGAACCGTGCAAATTTGCGGGTCTGTAGGTGTGGGCAATTCGAACACGCTGCACACATTCATCAATTCTTTGATTTTCTTGTCCATATAGTAATTTCCAATACAGATGACCGGGTTCATCGTCACATTTTCGGTTTTCTGTTTTTTCGTTTTTTTCTGCCTGATTAATTTTACCAGTGCGGAAATGCCGCCTTTATCGCCTTTGTGCATCCCGTCGATTTCGTCCATCAGTATGGCGATTTTCCGGGTTCGACCATGCATCATATCGAGCACATTGTGTTTACTGACATTATCACGGGTGATGGTATCAATGAGGGATTTATTGCGCACATCTCCCGCGTCGTATTTGATGACGTCGTAGTTGAGTTCTTTCAAAATATCGAGGATGAACCGGGTTTTCC